GGCGCGGACGCGACGGCGTCGCCGGCAGTTCGATCGCCTTGCTCGCTCGGTCAGTGACGATGTTGGAAAGCGAACGCTGAAGCCCGCTCACATCGCGGCTGATGTGGCTGATATCGCCCTGCGCGGTGTCCATCTGCACCGTCAGCTTGGTCACGGCGTCACGGATGCCTTGCAGCGCCGATCCGTCCCGCTCCAGCGTCGTCACCCTCTGGGACAGACGCCCCAGCATGAAGGCGAAGACCGCCACCTGGACGAATAGCCCTGCGCAGAGGCTCGCCATGGCCAGCCAGACAGATGGCGTCATGCGCCGCCCTCCCATTTCAGATTGTCAGGAAACGGCCCGCCCGAGGCGAACCGTGTTCGTCAGACTTCCGGCTCGGCCGGGGCCTCGGGCTCTTCAGGCGCTGGCGGGTTCGCGACAGCGTCCAGACGCTGGCGGTCCGCCTCCAGTCCGGCGCGGACATCCATGAACCATTTCGCCACGTTGGGCAGGTTCACGGCCGCCGAGGTGCCGTTGGGCAGGCCGGCCGAGATGGCCGCCGCAACAGCCGCTTCGAACGCCTGGGCTTCGGGGCCTGTCATCACCGCTTCAGCGGCCTCGATCTGCGACAGGTAGAAGGCCGCGATGACACGTTCGGCAGCCTCCGCCTCGGCCAGGGACTGCGGTGTGGGAAAGGTTGGATTGGTCATGATGTATCCAGGGGGCTTGAGGATTATCGATCTTCGCTTCGGCGCGGCCTATTGGCCGATCGACCAGACGACGCTCCCGACTTCGAGCGGCGCGCCACAAGGGCGACGGCAACGACGGCCAGGATGAGGATGATCGCGAGCGCGACTTCCATTGGGTGTTCTCCGGTTGTTGAGTGGTTCAGGTGCCGTTGTCGGCAATGTCGGCCTGCACATAGACAGCGGCTTGCTGGCCGGCCTTGGTGACCACGCCCATGAAGACGGCGGACTTTGACTGGCCGGTCCCGACGGTGCCGTAGAAGCTGGTCGTGAAGGAACTCGGGCTATTCGCGACGAGGTCGTCGCCCGAAACTTTCACCCAGCGGATGCTGGCGCCGCTATTGCCGCCTGCCGCCGTGACAGTCGTTGTTGAGGTGCTGACGCCGCCAGCGCCGTTGCGGCCGCCCTGGACGATGAGAGATGACGCCGTTGCCGTAAGAACGCCGCTCCCTCCAACAATGTCCGATCCGCCGAAACGAGGGCCACTGACCGTGTTCTGGCTCATGTAGACGTAGGCATTGGCCTTGGTCTCAGAGCCCTCGGCCACAGAGGAAGGCCCCGTCCACCAGACCAGCTTCTGGGTTCCGCCGAACGCCTTGCCGTAACGCGTGCGGGTGCTCTCGGAGGGGCTGTAGACGTACCAGCTGCCCGCGCGGTACTCGGCGCGCTCGCCGGCGCTCGGATCGCGGATGCCGAATACAGACGCCAAGATCTCAAACTGCGAGGTCGTGCCGTCGTTGGTCGAGGCGAAGCCGCTGACGTAGCCATTGACGTCGAGCACCACGCCCTTGATAGCCTTGGCCGTGCCGTTGGCCGAAGCCGCAACACTTTCAACCGTGGTCAGGCGAGCCGTCAGTCCGGTGCCTGGAGTGTTGACCGTCGCCTCCAGGGAGGTGACGCGACTGGCGTCGGCTTTCCCTGTCTGAAGGTTGGCCACGGCGCTTTCCAGCGTCGAGACGCTGGCCGCCAGCCGCGCGCCGTCCGGCCCGAGGACGCGGATAGAGTAGATGCGGAACTGGCCGCTGTTGCCATTGTCAAAGTCCAGCCGCAGAGCAGTGATCGTGCTGGCCTTCCAGTCCGCCGCGTTTTGGACGTTGAGGCTTGTGTCGATGTCGAAAACAAGCTCTCGGCGCTCTCCGAGAAGAACGTCAGGCACGCCGCTGATGCTATAGGTATCGCTATAGCTGTGGCCGGACGTGGCCCAATACATCTTGCCCTGCCAGCCGCCCGTCGTCCGGTTTGCGGTCCGCTCGATGTCCACGACGACGCGCGTAAACCTGGACCCTTGGATCGCCAGGCCCGTCCGGAGGAACTGAGGATCGCCAGTCAAAGCTGTCAGGGTGGCGAAAGACGGACCGGCCGTCAGGCTCGCCGTCTGTCCGCCGACCGTCCACCCATTCAGCGCGTCGTTCCGGAAGATATAGGCCGCGAAGATGTCCCCATAGGCCAGGGTGTCGGCGCGGGCCTCTAGGAGCGCGACCCGGCTCGCATCCGCCTTCTGAGCCTGCAGATTGACGGTCGCGGTCTCCTGAGACGCCATGCGCGCCAGCAGACCGGTCCCCGGCGTATCGACCTTGGCTTCCAGGGCAGTGACGCGGGACACATCGGCCTTGCCCGTCTGCAGGTTGGCCGTCGCCGTCTCCTGCACCCCCATCCGCGCCACAAGGCCGGTCGTGGGGGTGTTGACCGTCGCCTCAAGGGCGTTGATGCGGTTGATCGCAGCGCTGTTGTCCGAGGTCTGCTTGTTCTCGACAGTCGTCAGTCGCGCCAGCACGCCCGTCGTCGGGGTGTTGAGCGTCGCGAACATGGCGTCTGAGCGTGCCAGCAGGCCGGTGCCCGGTGTGTAGATCGCCGCGTCCAGCGCCGTCAGGCCCGCCTCAGTTGCGTCGATGGCGTCCTGCATGGCGACGATGGTCGGGGCGGTCGGGGACGGGTCCAGCAGCGGGGCCGTATAGGGACCGTAGACGTACCGTTCGGAGTAGTTCTGGTCCCGCTGGTACCGGACCGCGATGTAATAGGTCGCGCCCTGCT